ACGCTGATGAACAGTTGATGAAAGACTTTATTGACAAAGGTGGAAAAGTAGAAAAGATACCTGAAAATAAAAGAGCATATAATGGCAATAGAATTAAACCTCATTTAGCAAACAAAAAGAATTTAGCAAGACAAGAAGCAATGACGGAAGAAACTGTTTCAGAAGCAATGCCAGGTGGAGCTAATTCATCTTCAAGACGAGGAAGTGCTTCAAGTGGTGTTAGAAAAAAATATAGATTTGGTTATAGAGTTGCTGAAAAACAACCTAAAGGCAAAGATATAGAAGAAGAATTTTCTCAACAACTAATTAAACAAGCATATGGTATATTAAATGACCCTAGATATAAACAAGGTAATTATACAGGTGCTGTTAATGCTATTGAAAAACTTGCAAAAGGATTATCAAAACATCCAGACGTTGCTAACGCATTAAAAAGAGCAAATGAATCAGTAGAACACGAAAGTGCTTTTGCTATTTCAGGTGTAGAAACACAAAGACCTACAGAAGATATGCAAGAAACAATAGACGCAGGCGAAGTATCTAAAATGAAAGACAAGAAAAAAGAAGTAGATTTTAAAACTGCTAACGTATCTACTACTGAAACGATTGACGCTGGAGAAGTTTCTAAAATGGCAGATAAGAAAAAAGAAGTTAAGTTTAGTACAGCAAATGTATCTACTACAGAAGATAAAAAAGATCCAAAAAAAGAAGTTATTGGTACTGATAAATCAGAACCATCAGCAAATTTAGAAAATATTATCAGAAATATTTGGAATAAAGCAGCTAATGAAACAGCAGAAAGAGGAGACTCTCAACTGTTGCCTACAAGAAATGAAAGCAAAATTCCACCTATTGCAAAAGATAATAAACCAGGTGTAAAGATTGCAAAGATAAGAGCGACAAGGGATGCTAAAGATGGTAAAGAACCAGGTGCTAAAGACCCTACAGCAATGGAGAAACAAATTTTAACATTGCAAGGTCAAGTTAATGTATTAAAAACAAAATTAGAAAATGAAAAAGGTAAAGTAGTTAAACCTGTTGCAGATAAAGAAACAGGTCAAGTACCTTTAACAGTTGGACTAGCACATAAACTTTTAAAAGATAAAGCTGAAAAAGAAGACGATAAAAAAGAAACTAAAACAGAAGCAGTCAGTCCTTATAAATTAAAATATGAAACTTTAAGAGCAAGAATTAAAGAAACAAAAGAAAAAGAAAAACTTGCTAAAAAGAAAGATGAACCTACCAAGGGTAGAACAATGACTGGAAATCCTGCTTCAAAAGTAAATACAGATCCAGAGATAAACTATAATACCTAGGAGGCAATTCAGATTATGCCTCTTCCTAAACTCTATTGTGATATGGATGGTGTCTTGGCAAACTTTAAAAAAGGTGCTGAGATAGCAACAGGAGTTCCTATCAGTCAATGGATGAACCTCACAAAAAAAGATAAGTGGAACCCAATCAGAAATGATAAAACTTTTTGGGAAACATTACCGTGGATGCCAGATGGTAAACAATTGTGGAACTATATCAAAAAGCATTCGCCAGATATTCTATCAGCATATGTAGATAAAAATGTAGACCCTAACTGTATACCAGGTAAAAGTAAATGGTGTAGAAGTCAATTAGGTTTAAGTGGTAGAAGAGTTAATCTTGTAAAGAGAAGTCAAAAACAAAATTATGCTCAGACTGGTTATAGAAGTCCTGCCGTATTAATTGACGATTACAAACCTAATACAGATAGTTTTACACAACGTGGTGGTATCGGAATATTTCATAGAAATTCAGCTAATACTATACGAGAGCTAAAAAAGCTAGGTTTCTAGCACACCTTCCCATTATAAATATACACATATATTAAGAATTGAGTACTTTAACAATTTAATTTAAAGGAGAGAATACTATGTCATCACATTCAAGTGCAGACTCGGCGGCTGGAGCACCATTATGGGCTTGTGCTGCTGCTAAATTAGCATTCACGTCAGCAAATAGAACAAACTTATTTGAAGACGCAACTGCTGATAATTTTATTACTGGAATAACTTTAGGGTTATTTAACTATGCGGATGCTCAAGTACCAGCAGGTGCTGGACACGCAGGTTGGAACTTAAAGACAACTGGTTCTGGTGGTAGAAGCGGAAGAGTACAGTACGAAACGATAGTAGCATTAACAAACGCTGCTTAATAATCAATATTATAGGGGCGATTCTTTATAGGGTTGCCCTTATAAATAATATTATGATGTAGGAATTACCTACAGTAGCATTCCCGAAAGGGTTAATAGGAGATAACAAATGGCAGACAAAAAAGTCACCCAGCTTACCGATTTAGGTAACGCATTAGCAAGTGTGGATTTATTCCACGTAATTGACGATCCATCAGGAACGCCAATCAATAAAAAAGTATCAGCAGCAAGTATATTTAATAACGTACCAACGTTTTTAGCTCTTGCTCAAGCATCCCAATCATTAACAGCGACAGGTTCTGGAACTTTAGTTGCAGACGTAGAAAGTGCTGTTACAGAAGTTGAGGGTACATCAGGAACAGGTGCAGTAACTTTAGCAGATGGTGTTGATGGTCAAATTAAAATGATTATAGACACAGCAACAGCAGGTACTAACGCAATAACTATAACACCAGCAAATTTAAGAGGCGGAACAACCGTAACTTTAAATGCGCCAGGTGAAACAGTTACTTTATTATTTAAAAATTCAAATTGGAATGTAATCGCAGGTAACGGATACGTACTTGCATAATATATTATAGAAGGAGATAATTATGGATATAAATTTGGAACAACTTACTTCGGAGAAACTTGGTCTACAAAAAGACTTTGAAACTTTAGGTAAGAATATAAAACAAGTTGAAACTGATTTGGGTCAGATGAAAGCAAATTTAAATGCAATCAATGGCGCTATTCAACAAGTTAATAAGTTAATAGGAATGGCTGGTGGAGAACCAGTTAAGAAAGCAGATGATAAAAAAGTTTAAGATTTTTTATGAAGATAAAGACTTGGACGATTTTGAGGAAGAAGTAATCGCTGACTGTCCTGAAGAGGACACAGCAAAAGAAAAGGAAAAAACAAAAAATGAAAACGTTTAAACAACACATAACAGAAGACGGCAAGATGGCTGGAACAGCAACATCTAATGCAGTTGAAGATGGTAATTTAGGCGCTCATAACATTTCTGATCCAGAAGTATTAAATAGAGTTAATGCTTTTGTAGGTTCTATTGCAGACGTAGAATTCATTAAACCACAACAAGCGGTAGATAGTTTGAGAGAAAAACTAAACCGTGTTGGTTTAACTGTTTCTCCAGTTACAATGGAAGGAACATCAGGAAAAGTTAGTGCGAAAGTTAGTCAATTTGGTGGAAGATTTGGGAAAGATACCGACGGTTCGGATTTAAATGATGATGGAATATCACACAAAAAATCTGGCGGTCTAAATTTAGAAGTTAGTTATGAAACTTTAAAGAACGGTGCATCCAAGGTCTACGCTAAGTTAGTGTAGGTCAAATGTTTGAGAAAATAACCAAAGATAATTGGTTGCTTTTTGCTCAGCAAAATTATAGCAACCCTACATTGGAAACAAATGTAGAGTTTTTGGAAGATATTAAAAGATTTAAATATCTTAAAAGGTTATTTCGCAAATATAAAACTACAGGTGAAGTTAAAATAAGATTAATTATTAATCACATTGTAGTATTACAAAATGTTTTTAGTGCAGATGTAGCGATAACTTTATTATTATTTAAGATAGATAGAGAATATTGGTCAGTATTAAAAACAGTATTGAACTATCTTAAATTACTTTATCAACACGAACTAGGTGACGTTGATGAAGATGAAGATATAAAAGAAATGTTAAAGGAACTTTAATGGCTAATAGAGCAGTAGATATGTTAATAACTTACCGAGTAGTTAAACTATTGGTAACACCTTGGGAGAAGCAAGAAGCATTTAAACAAGGTATTATTGATAAGACAGGTAAAGTATTAAGACCTAATAAAACATTAAAAACAAGTAAAGATAGGAAAGCATATACTTATTTACATAGATTTGTTTTTAATATGAAAAGACTATTTAAAAAAGTTGGATTGGGTAGTAGATTTGGTTCTTTTTTTGCTGCTATGGCAATGGTATTAAGGGAAGATAAACAGTTAATGATAAACAAAGACGCTATTGAAGCAGGTGTAGTTGAATATTTAAAAGAAACTAACCAATATGAAAATATGTTAAATGAAATAAGAGATATACCAGATATAGATGACGAACCAGTAATGACTTGTTTGGGTGTAGGTATCTATGAACAAAATAAAAAATTAGTATCGGAGTATGAATATGCCAAAACATTATAAAGATATGATGGATGAAATCATCAACAAGATTGATGAAGATGATAAAAAAGAAGTCAAAAAAGAAGACGCACCAGCAAATGCAGTAGCACACGGTGGTGTAGATATGAATCCAACTGGTAAGAAAAGAGTTATGGGTACTTTAAAAAGAAAAGTACAAGAGAGTGATGATAACAACAATGTTGTATTGAAAGGTGTTTTTAAGGTACTAAATAAACTTGAAGATAAGATTGATGAAATAAGTGGAGTTGTAAAAGAAGAATTAAAAATTGAAACACCTAAAAGAAAAAAGACTATTAAAGAAAAAGCTAGAGTATGAAAAGTTTTAAAGAATTTATAGGTACAACAGGAGTTAGAATAGGAAACTATTCAAATGTACAACCTATAGCAAGTTTAGGTGATGTACCACCTAAAAAAAGAGCAGGTGGTAAAAATGTTAGAGGTGTAGGATTACACGCAGGTTATACAACATCAACTAATCAAAGACCATTTTTATCTGCTGATCCAAGAGTAGAACCAAAGACTAAAAAGAAAGAAAATACTATGGGTGGTATGGTTCACGTAAGAGGTGCCCAACCAACTGCTAGTATGAGAACAAGGAAAAAATAAATGGAACTAATAATAAGTTTAGCAATAAAGTTTTGGATGTGGTCTATAGTAATTTTAGTTATTATAGTAGGACTAATTATCAATTTATTTGATAAGAAGAAACCTAAATGTCATAACTTTAGTTATAAAAAAATGCCAGTAATGAGAGCTCTACCTATACGAACAAAAGGTAAAGGTTTCTTTAAGGGTATCTTAATGTGGATTCTCACTACAAGAAATTGGGAAATCGCAGAAGATTTTGACTACGAAATTAATGACGTTAAATACGTTATACCAGCAGGTTTTAAATTTGATGGTGCAAGTATACCAAAATTCTTGCATACATTTTTATCACCAGTTGGAGTACTTTTAATGGGTGGATTGGTACACGATTATGCTTATAAGTATCAGACACTATTAAAAATCAATAAGGCAGATACCCTAGGTGTTATATCTCAAAAAAGAGCAGACGAAATCTTTAGAGATATTAATATCGGAGTAAATGGTTTCTATCTTATGAACTACTTAGCATACTGGTCGTTAAGACTAGGTGGTTTTCTTGCGTGGAACAAACACAGGAAAGTTAACGCTAAGATTAAGTAAAAAAGGAGAAAAAATAAATGGAGTTTATTACAGGAAGAATTAAAGAACTAACATCTTTACACGGTGGAGTATTAATCGGTTTAGGTGTTGTGGTTTTATTTTTTAGTCCACTAGCTAAAATTGCTGCTTGGGCAGCGATTGCTTACGGCGCTTGGGCTATATTAAAGAAGGACTAAAACAATGTTTGGCACAATGAAAATGGTTATGGTTGTAATAATGATAGGCGGACTTGCTGGAGCAGGTATGTATGTTATGAAATTACGATCCGATAATGCTATTTTAAAAGCCAATCAAATTAAACTTGAAGAAGCGGTGAGTTCCCAAAAGGAACTCATTGCTAAACAGCAAGCAGACTTCAAAGAAATTTTAGAAGCAAATAAAAAATTTAACGAATTAGTTACCGCTCTTAAAAAAGATATAGATGATTTAGATAATAGATTTAACAAAGGTGGAAGAGATTTTGGTAAACTTGCAATAGAAAAAACAGAAGCAATTGAAAGAATAATTAATGGCGCAAGTGATAAAGCATTAAGATGTGTTGAGATAGCAGGTGGGGCACCACTTACTGAACAAGAACTTAACGCAACTGTAAAATCAGAAATCAATAGAGAGTGTCCATCAATAGCAAATCCGAAATATGTACCGTATAATAATTAGTATATTAGTAGTATTGTTTTTAACAAGTTGCTCAGGTGTTAAAAAGTTAAGTATCTTCAAAGAAGAAGTACCTAGACAGAAATTAGATTTAGTTAAACCTACTATGCCTGAACTAGAAAAGTTGAAATGGATTATTATTACTTCTGATAATGCAGAAGAAGTATTCCAAAAGATGGAAGCAGCAGGACTTGATCCAGTAATATTTGGTTTAAGTGATAAAGACTTCCAATTAATCGCAAAAAACTTTGCTCAAATAAGAGCACACTTGAAACACACTAATGATTTACTTGACCAATATAAAGAGTATTATGAACCAAGTGATAAGAAAAAAGAAAAGGAGAAAGAGTAATGTTTACATTTACAAGTCATAGATATGACACAAAACTAAAGAAAAAAGTTGACGAAAAGGTTAAAGCTCAAAAAATTTTAAGACCAGGACAGGAAAGTATTACAATTGTAAAACCTAAAGCGGCAGAATTATCTACTGAAGAAAAAATTGTAGAAAAGGTTAAGCCATTAATTACTACAGATAAAAAATAAAATGGAAAATTGTAAGAACTGTAGTCACGAAGCACATTGTCCAGAAACTTGTTTTAAATGTGATTGTAAAAAATGTGATTGTTCAATTTGTGAGAAACCAAGACCTAATGTAAAAACAGGAGATGAAATAGTACAGTAATGGATAGTGAAGCAGTATTAATGTTGAGTAGATTGTGGCCAATGCTAGTAGCATTTATATTATTAATAGTTACTTTAGCACAATCACACTATAGAATTAAAGTGTTGGAAGAGAAAATTAAAGTAGCATTTGAACTTATTAATAAGTTAACAGACAAAAAATGAACACAATATATACCTTAGCAGGTGTTGTTGCAGTACTAACAATTGTTATAGTTATAAGTATTTTTATAATTGTTTCTATTTAATAGAATAACAATTAATCTTTTCTTTTTTACCTTTAACAGTACAAATACCTAGTTTATAAAACTTAAAGTCTAAATCTTTTTTAGTATTTTGAGATATTACTATTGTAGTATTGAAATCTTTACTCTTACCTTCCAATCTACTTGCCAAATTAACAGCGTCACCAATAACAGAATAATCAAAACGTTGTTCAGACCCCATATTACCTACAAGACACTCGCCAGTATTGATACCTATACCAATGTTTAAAGGTGGGTCAAACTCTCTACTCTTATTCATCTCCTTAACTGCTCTTCTCATTTGAAATGCAGATAGTACTGCTAGTTTTTTGTGTTCTGGATTATCAAGTGGTGCATTCCAAAATGCCATTATACAATCACCCATATACTTATCAATAGTACCACCATTTTTTAATATTATCCCCGTCATTGCAGTTAAAAATTTGTTAACATATCTGGTAAGTTTTTCTGGATTACCTTTCATAGATTCCGATATAGGAGTAAAGCCACGTATATCAGAAAATAAAAATGTCATTTCTTTTCTTTCACCACCAAGTTTTAATAGAGATGGATTGTTTTGTAGTTTCTTAACCATATCTGGAGATAGATAGTGTTCAAATTGTTTTTTAATTTGTAGTCTTAATTTATTTTCTTTTGAATAGTTATTGTATGTTAACTGACCCCATATAATAGAACCTATTACAAGAGGACTAAACCAATCAGTTATGATTAAGTGTTGCGTCCATAGATAAGAACTTGCAAGTGTTAAATCAAATAAGTATCCACCAAACCATATCGCAGACCACATCACACCACATCTAGGTATAACTATGAGAAAGAATAGAGTACCTAATAATATAAAACCAAATTCAGCATATGGTAACCAATAAGGTCTACTAATAAAATTACCTGACAATAAAGTTTCTGTACTGATTGCCATAATTTCGTGTGTGTTTTTTAAACCATTAGGAGTAGTTACAAACGTAGAACCTTTGAACGTAGTACCTATGAAAACTATTTTACCTTTTACAGACGACCAATCTTTATCAGTAAAATCTATTCTAGGAATATGGTGTCTGAAATCTATCCAAATAGTATCTTCTGCTGATGTTTTTGCATTGATAACTTTTAAGATAACTTCAGGTATAGAATTATCAAGAGGTAATTTTCTTATAGTGCCATCTATATCAACTGGCACACTTACGTTGCCTATTGCTATTGCTTTACGTGAGATACTTTGTAGATTTTTTACTTCATCCGTTTCAGTAAGTATGACTGGATATTTTGAAATCATTTTTAAAAACATTTCATCACCACCTAATCTATCTTTATGTGGGAAGACTACTTGAAGAACTACTAGAGCGGCACCATTTTTATAAGCATTAATTATGACACGACCAAGTAAATCTCTCTTCCACGGCCATTGCCCATTCTTTTTTAATGCTTTGTCTGATATGTCTACTAGGACTAAACTCTTTGATTCATAATTTGTACCAAATTTTTGGTAGAAATCAAAGGTGTTTAGTTTTGCTGTTTGTAGTAGTACTGGATTTGATAAGTATATTCCAAGTAATATAATCAAAGTCAAATATACAGTCCACGATTTAGCCAATATTTTAATCATCTAGTATATTTAGTACAGATATTTTATAAATATATACATCAACGAGAGAGAGAAAATGAGATTAATTACCATTATTTTAACAGTATTATTGTTAGGTTCTAGTGCTTATGCAAGTGAATTAGGATTTAAATTCCATAGTCCATCATTTTCTGGTAATGGAAAGTCATCACACTATCTAACGATAGAGAACATAGAGAAAACTAGAAAAGACGCTATAAAAGCAGCAAATAAAGCGGCGGCAGATAAAGCGGCGGCAGATGCTAAATCAACATCTATAGCAAAATTCAAAGCAAATATAGAGTCAAGATTTTATACTGCTCTTGCAAAACAAATTACAGACAATGTATTTGGTACTGATGGTCTTCAACAAGACTCAGGTACATTTACAAATCCAGTTGGTGGAGAAACAGTTGAATGGACAACACCATCAGGTACAGGTAATGTCGTAGTAACTGTCACGGAGTCCGATGGAACTGTAACGACATTTACAATGCCTAAAGAGGACAATTCGTAATGTTTAAATACATAAGTATATTTTTACTAACATTATTGTTAGTTGGATGTGCAGGTAAACCAAAGTTTGATATAAGAACTCAAACAGTTGCTTATAAAGACTTGTCAGTTATATCAGCACCGAAAGGTGAACCAATTATAATTGCTGTCTATGACTTTTTAGATATGACAGGACAAAAGAAACCTGGTGGCAACTTTGCGTCTATGAGTACAGCAGTAACTCAAGGTTCATATCAGTTGTTGATTAAAGCATTACAAGACGCAGGCGAAGGCAAATGGTTTAGAGTAGTAGAACGAGCAAGTTTACCAAGTCTATTACAAGAAAGAAAATTAATACGTTCTACAAGACAACAAGTTAATGGAGAAGGTGCAGAACCATTACCACCATTACTATTTGCAGGTGCATATATAACAGGTGGTATTGTAGGATATGATAGTGATATTAAATCAGGTGGTTTAGGTGCTAGAATATTAGGTATTCAAAGCAACAAACAATTTAGACAAGATATAGTTACTATTATATTAAGACTAGTCAATGTACAAACTGGTGAAGTTGTACTATCAACAACAGTTGAAAAGACTATTGTATCAACAATGACTGGTGGAGATATATTCAAGTACTTTGATACTGATACAATGTTATTAGAAGTTGAAGCAGGATATGCTAAGAACGAACCAGTTACACTTGCAGTTAGAAAAGCAATTGAAAAAGGTGTAGTTGATGTTATTAATTTAGGTGCAAATAAAGGACTATGGGAGTTTGCTGTTGAAATAGTACCAACAAAAGATTTAAAAGTAGTACAAGATGATATTACAGTTGATATGGGCGAAGTAATGCCAGAAAAAACTTATGAAGACTTTAAGAAAGAAAAGAAAGCTAGAAAAGAATTAAAGAAAGCACAAAAACTTGAAGTAAAAAATTATAATAAAGCAAATGGAACAAAGTTTAAAACTTGGGACGAATATCAAGCACATTTAGAACATTTAGCGGCACTTGAAGCTAAAGAAATAGAAAAAGAAGAACGTAAGAACGGTATACAAGATAAAATAACAGAAGAAGAAGAGTGGAACCAAGTAGACGAAACAGTAGAGGAGAACAAGTCAGATGAAAAAGATAGTAATGGCAATAGTGATTCTTCTAGCGACAACAATTAATTGTTTCGCAGGTAATTCAGTTTATATCCAACAAGATAATCAAGACAGCGACGGATCAATCTTTATAAAACAAGATGGTTCAGGTAATACTTTTGGGTATTCAACATCATATCCATTTAAAGTAAGTGGAGAGAACATCACAATCGTTATAAAACAAATAGGTGATAATAATAAAACAGATTATTCAAATCACTTGACTTTTTATGGTGAGGATATGACTTTAGATTATACAGCAACTGGTGATGGTAATAAATTAAGAATAGATAGTGATGATACGGATGCTACTGGACATTATTTAGACCACGATATTACAGGTGATTCAAATGTAGTAGATTATGATACCTGGGGAGATGATTCAACAAATTTCAATGTTGATTTAGATATTACTGGAGACTCAAATACATTTTGGGTACAGAATAGAGGAGATAATCACTTCTTATATGTTCTTATATCAGGTGATAGTAATACCGTAGAGTGGTATAGTACAACAGATTCAGTAGGGTTTAATACAAACTCTAACAAGGCAATTGGTCCACAATCAACATCACACGGACAGTTTGCAGACAGTTCAGGTAGTGAAGGTGCAAGTGCAGACATTTATATTATTGGTAACTCAAATGTAATACATACTTCAACATATGGTACAGGTAACTATCAACTACACGACATTATAGGTTCTTCAAACCTTTTAGATATACACTCTAGTTACACTGGTTCTGATACAGACCCATATGGAGACTCAATGATTATATCAGGCGATAGTAATTATTTAAGGACTTATATATCTGGTGATAGTAATACAATAAGATTACATATGGCAGGTGGAAATAATACTGCTAAAATTTATCTTTATACAGATAGTTCAGTAATAAACTTTGCTCAAACAGGTGGTGGCAACACAGGTCAAGTTACTATATCAGGTGATTCAATTTACGATTACACATTAAACTTTTCACAAAATGGATCCGATAATTGTACATATTCGTACAACAGAAACAATCAAACAGCAGATGTAACTGCTACAGTATCAAACGGATGTTAAATGAAACTATTTCATAATCCTTGGGAAAAATGGGCGATAATAATTTGTGTTACTGTATTATTAGTATTAGGAATATCATCAGCTAAATCTCAAATAACAAGTCCAAAAGTTGGCGAAGTCATAGGTCAAATGGGTACGACTTGGAATGAAAGAGAAGGATCAACTCAAAATACCTCAATGGGTTATGAGTTGCAGATGAATGACTTTTTACAAACAGGTGAAGATGGTGGTATGATATTATCTTATGTTGATAATACTAAATTTACAATGGGACCAAATACAGAATTAACTATTGATGAATTTGCTTTTGATACTTCTGTTGTACCAATAGAAATTGCAATGAACATATCGGTTAATGTTGGTACATTTACATATGAATCAGGTCAAGTATCTACATTAGGTGGAGAAGTTAATATTAATGCTGGTAATGCTACAATTACAGTACAAGGTACTGCTTTTTCAGGTACGGTAACATCTTCAGGTCAAGCAACTATTACTTTGTTGCCAGATAGTTCTGGTGCAGTAGGACAAGTAACTGTATCCAATGACGCAGGTTCTCAAACAATAACTAACGCTTACAATTCAGTAACCGTTTTATCAAATGACTTAGCACCAACACCTCCAAAAATAGAAACTAATAAACAAGATATTATTGAGTTAGATGAATTTGAAGAAGAAATAAAAGATGAAAGTCAAAAACATTTTGGTGATATGGATTCAAAATCTGAAATGTCTAAAGAAGAATCTGAAGCACAGGAGATGGAAGAGGCAATCATAAATGAAGAAGTAAGTATAGTAGAAGATAGTAATACAATTGTTGCTACAGATTTATCAGTTGGTGAAACAGACGCAATAGTTGAAACAAAATCAGCAGAAGAAACAGCATTAGTTGAAATAGAAGAAGTTGATACATCTTATTATGACGAATGGGAAAGTGATTTAAAAGATTGGGGTTATATAGATGAAGATAACCAGATTTCAGTTTGGGATGCCGAAGGTGAAAAAACTATGGATTGGGATGACGCAAAGAAAATGTATGCAGAAATGGATCAAGCATACTTTGACGCCATTGGTTGTTCAGATTGTACTTGGGATACTATTGATTGGGATACTATTGATTGGGATGAGGTAGATTGGGATGCTTATTCTGACAAGTATAATGAACTATTAGAAGACTATGGTTTAACTTCTTGGAATGTAGAAGTAGAAGAGCAAGATGTAGTTGAAGATACAAAAGATGAAACAGAAGTACAAGCAATTGAAGGATATACTTGGGAAGATTTTGCTTTAGATGATGACTACTATAACAATGCAGAATACAAAGCACAAGGTGGACCTCCAACATTAACTGTACAAAACTATTGTGAGTACAATGGATACGAAGACTACTGGTGCAACCAAGACTATGTTGATTACTTAAATGACTGGTACAAAGATGACTGGACTTTAAAAGTAACCAATGATAGTTGGACTAAAGAATCTAAAAAGATATTTGGTAAATTATATGGTTGGTGTGGATCGTGGCCGAATTATAAAATGTGTGATGACCAACCTAAACCCTGGAAGATGAAAGACTTAAAGAAGACTTACATAACTGATTGGGAGTGGGCAGATTGGGACACATATTGGGACGCATTATACGATTGGTGGTACACAGGTTACGATTACAATAATGAAGATGATGAGACCAATTGGGAAGATGAATATTCTTATGAAGATGACTATGATATAGACGCAGAATTAGAATTATTATTAGCAAGTTATGATGAAGAAGAGTGTTTAAAATATGGATACTATTGGGACAATGCTAATCAATCTTGTGGTAGTGAATGGGTTGATAACGA